AAAATGCCAGTACCACATTTGGAAATCCGCATCGTCCAGCGGAGCAAGGGCAGCTCTGCCGTTGCCGGAGCTGCTTGTGCCCTTCGGGACCCATCCGTTGTCATCGTCCCATTCGAGGTCTTTGTGGGAGCTGTCCCACTGTTTCGCGTTCTTGCGCTTGTTATAGTTGTCCATGTAGCCGTTGTAGGCGGCATTGTAGGCGTCCTGTGCCGCACCGACACCGTTTTTCAGGTTTGCCAGTGCAGCCGCCGCGCCCCTGATTTTGGCGACCAGCTCATTGATCCAGTCCACCACCGTGCCGATGGCGTTCTGTGCGATCTTTTTCACAGACGCAAATGCGGAGTTGACGGCATTGCGGAAGGTCTCGCTGGTCTTGTAGGCCGTCACGAGGCCTGCCGCCAGAGCCGCCAGCGCCGCCACTACAAGACCGATGGGGTTCGCCTTGAGAACCGCGTTCAAACCTGCCTGCGCGACTGCAAGACCGGTCGCCCCGGCTTCTGCCGCTTTGTGGGCAGCGGTCATGGCCGTGGTCGCGGCTGTGTGGATCACTTCGATTGCAGTAGCGGCAGCCACATAGCCCTTGTATGTCAGGAATGCCGTTCCGGCAGCGGCCACAACAGCAGTCGCAATGCCGATGGTCTCCTTGAGCTGGGCCATCTTCTCGTCGCTGTCGAGGAAGGAGACCACCACCTCGTTCAGCTTGACAACCAAATCACCCAGAGCCGCAAACAGGCCGCTGGTCAGCTCACCGGTCAGGGCGCTGACATTATCCTTCAGGGTGGACATGCGCCCGCTGAAGGTCTGGCTGGCTTCCAGCATACCGTTGTAGAACTGCCCGCCCTGACTGGTGGCGGCTTCCACCGCTGCTTCCAGCTCACTGAAGCTGACCTTGCCATCCGAGATGCGCTTGTACAGGTCGGACATGCTCTCGCCGGTGGCATCACAGATCTGGTTCAGCGGGTTGAAGCCCGCATCGATCATCATGTTGACGTTTTCCAGCGTGACCTTCTGGGCGCTGGACATCTTGCCGTAGGCGCGGGTCAGGGTCTGCAGCTTCTCGGCGTTGCCCAGCGAGATATCACCCAGCCGCTGCAGCACGCCGGTAGTGTCGTCTGCCGCAATGCCGAACTGCAAAAGGGTCTGGGTGCCGCTGGTCAGGTCATCCAGCGAGAAGGGCGTGGATGCCGCCATTTTGCGAATTTCGGAAAGCTTCGTTGCGGCGGCTTCCTCGCTGCCCAGCATGACCTTGAAGTTGGTCAGGTAGCTTTCCATGGTGGCGTTGTAATCCACACCGCTCTTGACCACCTCGGCCAGCTTGGACGATGCCTGTTTTGCAAAGTCCGCGATCATCTGACCGGCGGCTACCGTCCACTTGCTGGTGCTTTTTTCTGCCGGGTCGCTGTTCAGCCTTACTTCGCCGGTGATGCTGAAATCTGCCACTGTGTCCACCTCTCATTCGGAGCGCGGGCACAAGGGCACAGGCTGTTATAACTTGATCTCTACCTCCCGCTTACAGGCAGGATTTTTGCATTTGACCCACACACCGGCAGCTGTGGCGTGCGGCTCTGCCCACACCGGCAGCGCCCGGCCGCAGTAGGGGCAGGGCACCGGGGCGCGGCTAATGTCGGAACCGCGCAAGGAACGCGGCATCGTGCTCTTCGACCGAAACGACACGGGCGGCACCCCCTCTCAGCTCAGCAGGTAGGGCAAAGCGCTCCTGCAGGTCGGCGTAGCGGTCGCGCATACTGCCCTCGTACTCGGACAGGTCCATGGTGCGCCAGCTCATGATCTTTGCCATGAGGGTCTCCTCCGGCAGGGCGGCGAACAGCGCCCGGAACCGGAACCAGTGCACCTTTTCGCGGGTCAGGTCGATGCCGTAGGCCTGCTGGAACGCCGCCACGATGTAACCGGCATCACACTGGTAGTCGAAGGCAAGACCGGAAGAGGGCGCGGTACTGCTTTCAGCTGCGGCGCTTTCGGCTGCTTTTTCGCCCGCCTTATAAAACTCGATCATGTACCCGTAGGCGTCGATGATCTTCTGAGGGTCGTTCAGAAAACAGTGTGGGTCTTTGTAAAAACGCCAGAGGGCGCTGACCGCAAAACCGATGGGATCATCTCCTGTCTGGCCGCGCACATAGGTGTTGACCAGCCAGACCATGGGCCGGAAATCCGGGATGATCTCGTGTCCATGCCACCGGGTGGGCAACTCGTCCAGCAGCAGATCAGACATGGCGCTCTGCGGCGATCTGCAGTGCGTATGCCGCCAGCTGCTGCATGGCGTCAGGGTCGTCCCGCAGGGCATTCATAGCCTGCCGGGCATCGATCAGCCGCTCTGTTTTCTGCTTTGCGGATACCTGCGCATCCACCCGCTCCACCATCCGGGAGGCAGGCGGTGCGGGATAGCTTACAGGCGGATTGTGCTTGCCCTTTTTGGTCTGTGCGCGGCGCTGCTCCCGGTTCATGGGCTGGGCAGGCTTTGCGGCATAGCGCTGCTTCTCGGCGGCAAAGGCATTTCCCAATTCCTCGATCACGTCATAGATGGGTGCCATGTAGTTTTCGTTAAGCCCCAGACGGGCGGATGCGCCTGCACCGAGGATCTCGTCGATGCAGTCCATGGCAATGCGTGCCTGTGCACGTGCATGGTCGCCCAGACGGACACCGCCGCGCCGGAACTGCTCTGCTTCCTCGGCGCTCCGGCGCTGCATCCGCTCGTTGGCATCCTCAAAGCGGTCAAGGTCGTTGGCGTTCATCAGGGAAAATTCAAATTCCTGTCCACAAATAACCATGTTCTGGCTCCTTTCAGTTGAGCCGTGCCCCGGTTCTGCCCCGGAGAAAACTAATCACGGCATAAAAGATCCCCGTTCCGGTGTGGAGCGGGGACTGTGTTTGAAAAAAAATCAGCCCTTGACGGCCTTTGCAGGCGCAGCGGACTGGGTGGCGGGGTTGTAGTCAAACTCGTCCGGCGTGCCGATGGCCTTCACGTCGCAGGCAAAGGTGGCCTTGGAACCGGCTGCACCGCCTACGTCGCTGGTGACGATGATGGCAGCGCGGCCCTGTTCGCCCTTGCCGGTGCGCAGGCTGAAATAGATGTACGGCACGATGATATCGCTGCCGGTACCGTACACAATCTTGTGGCTCAGCACAAAATCCTGAAAATCATCGCCCACGCAGCGGTCGCCGTTGACGGTAAGGGTGCGCTGGGTGCCGGTCTTTTCGGTGACGTTGCCGGTACGGATGTACTGAGCATCCTCGGTGGTGGCGTTCAGGGAGCCGGAATGCTCCTTCACATGGTCGGCGCAGACGATCCACTGGCTTTCCTTGGTCTGGGTGCTCTCGATCTGGAACGCCAGCACAAAATCGTTCGCCGTCTCAATGCCGGTATACGACGCGCTGGGCGTGATGCCGGACTTGGTAATGGCTTCAGATACAGTCATATCAAAACTCCTTTCATTTGGGCATGTAGTAGGTCAGGCGCATTTGCAGCTGCATCTTACAGTTGCCCGCGCTGTTTGTGACGATGTAGCCGCTGTTCGTCACGGCAATGCCGGTGGGGGTTTTATTCCCGCCGCAGGCCGAGAGGTCGGGCAGGTTATGGCGGGCATCCTGCTGCATGACCCACTCGGTGAGCTGCTCGAAAAAGCCGCTGTTCTGGATGTTAACGGCATCCACCTCGCTGTACTCCCGGCGGCTGAGGAAGAGGTAATTCTTCGCCATGTCCCAGCCGGAGAAATACTCGGTGATGATGGGATCACCGGGGCTGTCCTCGATGGAAAAGGCGGTGGATTCTTCTTCCAGTCCGGCAATGCGGAAGGCCGCACCGGTGGCTTCCTGCTCGTCGGCAATCAGCGGGCAGGTCTTGAGCCATGCCCGTAGGGCGGCAATGGTGGGCTTTACTTCGGACATGGTCAACCTCCCCAGAATGTGGTGACGGCCTGTGTGGCAATGTAGGCAATGGCTTCACCGTAATCGGCCAGAGCACGCTGTCCCCAGTAAGAGCCGCGCAGCCCATTTTCGCCGTGCAGACATTCGCCTTCAGGGTGAAGATAGAACTGCCTGCGTGCATAAGGTGTGTTATAGACCAGCAAGCCTTCGTCAAACTTGCTGGCTTGATTCACGCTGTTTTTCAATATGCCGGTATCGAAGGGCACGTACTGGTCGATGAGAGCGGCGGCTTTCTGCGCGGTGGCGAACTGTGCTTTCTGCAAAGCAGCGGTTTTCTCTGCGCCGAAATTTGTCCGCCAGTCCAGAGACATCTGCACACCGTCTGCCCGGAAGCGATATCCGGCAGGCTGTTCAAAAATGGGCTTGCTCACAGTCTCAGCTCCCTTCCGCGTGCCAGTGGGGCAGCAGCGGTTCCCGGTCGTCCGAGACAGCCGCCGCCGTACAGCACAGGTGCGTTTTTTCGAGTTTGGCATACTCTTCTGCGGTCAAGGCAGACACCGTGCCCTGCACCAGCTTCCAGCCGCGTTTCAGGGTCCAGTGCTTGGCCTTCTCGGCAGCAGGCAGAGCCGCCCACTGAGCGTAGGGCAGATAGCCCATGGTGCACACGCTGGCCGGGATGCGGATGTGCGTAGTGCGCTCCGGGTCCTTGGCAGTACCGGAGCCGGAGGTGGAGCGGCATTCCCGCCAGCTGCACCCCGGGAACACCCAGCACACCGGCCTGTCCGTCTCGGTGGCGGTGTCGTGGATGAGGTTCACCACAGTAACGGCTGTCTGCATCACAAAATCCCCCTGTACAGCAGGCCGTGCGGGTCACTGCCCAGCGCGGTGCGGATGATCTCATAGGCTTCCTGCCGGGTGGCCGCGGTCACACTTGCATTGCTGCCAAAGGTGACGCTGTAGCCGTCGTT